CAGCAAGCTAAGGCCCGCTTGATGGGTCAGAAAATCTATCACGAGTTTGTTGCTGGTCGTTTCAGCTTCTTGTCCAACGACGATGGCAAGAGCAACGAAACGCCTCAGATGCGTGAAGAATACTGGAAGTTTGCAGTCACAGAGCCAGCGCTTGACGCTGCTCTGTGGACAAAGATCACCGCAGTCATCGCCAATGAATTGATCATCAAGCCATCATCGAAGTCAGGCTTTGATCGATACATTGCCGATTGGGTGCATGACTGCATTATCAGATGCAAGGGCGGCTTGCGCAACATCGGTGAGCAGATTCTCTTTCATGGTCAAGTGTACGGCAATGTGTTATGTGAACCGAAATGGAAGCACGAGCATCGGCAAGTCCACTCAACGATGTTCCCTTATGGTTTCTGGACGCTGAAGGATTTCGTTGCAAAGCCACCGGGCGATTACAAATTGGAAATCGATGGCTTCAGAAACATCACCGGCGTCTGGTCGGCAAAAACTGCTGAATGGTTCGATCCTACTTACTTCGTTTATTGGGCTCACAAGCCGATCTATGGCAACATGGGCGGCACGTCGGGCGTTCGCAGTGTCAGACGAGCTTGCACTCTTCTAAAGCTGGCCCACAACTATCGAGGCATCTACCTTGAGCAGTTCGGCTTGCCGATGATCAAGGCGACTTACCCCCAGAACGATGACGACTCTCAGCGCATCGCAAGAGCAGCGATTCAACACGCTCGATCACTCGGCTACATCTTGATACCAGAAGGTGTTGACGTTGAGGCATTGACACTGGCACAGCGCGGCGAGTCTGACTATCAGGATGCCATTGACGATTACCGAAAAGAAATCTTCCTTGGGCAGACAGGATCGTACCTGTATGCGATGGAAGGAAGCGTAGGTCATGCTGCTGGCAATTCAGAGACTCACCGCAGTACGCTTGATCTGTGGGTTGGGTATCTCAGCAAGATTCTGGAAGAGATTCTCAATGATCAGATCATTCCCTGGCTGATCACGCTAAATATATACAACGCTGATCCGCCACGAGCTATGATCGGCGGCGTCAACGATGAAGATTTGAAAGCATCACTTGAGGTTGACGATAAATTGATTAGCTGGGGTGTTGAGCTTGATGAAGATGAACTACGAGATCGCTACCACCGATCAGCGCCAAAGAATGGCAAGGGCATTGGCGGCATGAATCGCTTGATGCTTGGGATGAACAATGGCATGGGAGCAAACAATGTACAAGGCAACCCGTTCGCTGGGCAAGCCGCTTCATTCCCGTTGCAGAATCAGGGGCAAGCCGCGAATAACAATACACCGCCGCAAAGAGATGATCAGACAGTTAAGTTCTCAGCAGATGACGAGGACTTTACACAGCAGCAAAACTATACTTGCGGAACGGCATCACTCCGATTCGCCATGAACCATTTTGGTGTCACTCCGCCTGAAGAAAGTGTGCTGTCCCTATTACTTGGTACGACACCAGCACAAGGCACGAATGCAGCCTCAATCGTGAGGCTGGCAAAGCAGAATGGGCTAGAGGCTGAAGGCCAGTCCAACATGACAATGCTCGAAATGTCAGAGCGTCTGAAGGATGGGGCAGTCGTACTGGCTCCCATTCAGAAGTTCGGGTCACCTGAAGAGAAAGCGAAGAATCAGACTGGTCACTGGATCGCTGTAACACGTCTTGATGGTTCAAGCGGTATGCTTGAATACTTCGATCCAGTTTTGGGCAGTGACAAGCCCTGCTGGGAGTCGTTGCAGACGTTCGCTGCCAACTGGCATGATCGAGATGGTGATGGGAAGATGTTGCCCAGGTATGCGATCACGATCAGCGAACCTAAAAAAAAAATGACATTCAGCACCGATGATCTGCAACTTGGATACATCTCGATTCCGCTGCCTGAGTTCGCTGAAGCAATCCAGAAGGTGCAAAGCGCGATCGATCCTGCTGACTTGATCAAGACTGAGAATGATCATCATATCACGTTGCTTTATGGTTGTGGCGCTGACAGCTTCGATGACAGCGTGAAGCTCTGCGCTAGCATTGCACCAATCAAGATGACTTTTGGCGGCACATTCACACTGTCGCCAAAAGATGCGGACCATGACGTTCTGGCGTTCAAAGTCTATGGCGATGCTCTTGAGAAAGCAAACTACAGTCTCGCCAGCGGGTTAGAAGTCAAGCAAGACTACGATACCTTCCAGCCCCACGTCAAAATAGGGCGGCTCAAACAAGGGGCAGGGTCAAAATATACTTCACCATCATTTGCGGGCTTCTCAGCATTGCTGGGCGATTCCAAGGTGGCTGAGTCTGCTCAGTTCAAGGTAAAGGGTGGTGAAGCGTTAAGCCTCCCTTTTGCCGCAGTGTCTGATTTACCAGTTCTGAAGTTCTCAGAAGAGCCAGCAAGCGATGAAGTTGCCAAGCCGGGTAAAGATGGCGACAAAGCAGATAAGCTGCTACAGAACGTCAAGGAAGACGGTACAGCGATCCTGGCTCGACTTTGCAAAATGGCATATCGCCGCATGCTTGATAATGGCGTTGGTGGCAGTCAGCTATTCACGATGCAAGAGAGGAACGAACTCACCGAAGCATTCTTGGGCTGTGTGATCAATGCCAATCTGCTTGGTCGATCATCCACCATCAGCAAGTTCCTGAGAGACCAAGATGAATCGAGAGTTGATCGATTCGCTGATGAAACGCCATTCGATGCGTTTTCATCTGCCCTTGATCCTTTGCGCCCTGAGCTAGCGATTGATTATTTCAAAAATCTGTTCCCGATGATCGGCGTTGATCCAGTGGCGTACATTCCGCAGATGAGGCGATATGCCTTCACGTTGGCGGTTGCAACCGAGACAACTCTTCTTGGTAAGGTTCACGATCTACTGACTGATGCACTACACGAAGGAACGCTTGACACTCAATTCAAGATCGATGATCTGCTAAAGAAGACTGGCGTGGCTCCTGAAAACCCGCAGTACAGTGAAATGGTTTTCAGGACGAACATGATGGACGCCTACACGACTGGCACGACAGATCAGGCAAAAGACCCGACCATTGCCGAAGCGTACCCGGTGTGGCGATACGATGGCATCGACGACGAACGCGCTGGGAAAGATCATCGCCCCAAGTTCGGGAAGTATTATCCATCGTCAGCAGAGTTTGCTGATGTTCGTGGTGATCGTCCTTATAACTGTGTTCTCCCTGGGCAGATGACACAGGGAAGAATCAATGGGGCATTAAAAGCCCACTATTCTGGCGAAGCGGTCGAGATTTATAGTGACAGTGGTGATATTATTTCCCTGACCGTCAACCATCCCGTATTGACCGATAGAGGCTTTATTCGTGCTGGCGAAGTGAAGGAAGGAGATTATCTTGTCAGCTATTCCGGGGAACATCAAATCCCTGTTCTTGGTGAAGACTATCAATACTTTCCAACCTTGATCGAAGATGTATTTGAGACGATTAGTGTAGTTAAAGGTAGGTCGGCTAGGGCTTCTGCCCCAGTTTCCCTTTTCAAGCTCTATGGCGATGAGTTGTTCCTTGAAAGCAAGATCGACGTTGTAGGCTCCTATCGGGAATTGCTGTTCAATGGTGTGCCCCATGATTCTGAGCGTGTTCGCAACTCTATCCTCTCTGGGGCTACGGTGAAGCTGCATGGCATACCACGAAGCAGCACGCTTCAATTTAACAGCCATGCTGTCAGTCATCCCTCTTCTAGCGGCGTGGGCCTTAGCGACTTGCTTGGCTCTGATGCGTTTGCTCATCAAACTCCATTTAGTCTTTTCTGCTTCGGATCGGCCTCGCACCTTTATTCCCAATTTGACGAATTGCTTTCTAAGACAACTTCTGTCGATGTTCAGTTTGTCGGCAAGAGCCTTCATGGAGGCACCGGCAAGGTAGCGTTTAGCAAGGCGAGAAAGATTAGGAATTTCCATTACGATGGTCCTGTGTTTGATTGCTCAACTGATGTTGGATATTTTATAGTAAATAACATCTTCATTTCAAATTGCCGCTGCTGTCCTACGATGATCTACAAGACAACATGGCAACAGTTGCAGGATCAAGGTAAGAGCGTAGAGACAAGCTGGTAGCTGGTCATTGCCCAGAGTGTTCCTACTATGAAGACAACGCAACATGGCCCGGAGTTGCTGAAACGTGTCGAGGTAAGTTGGTAGCTTGGAGGCAAATGATGCAAGCCTTACCGCCCCCGGACAATGATACATTCACCACTCTCTTGAGGGCATTAACTGCTGGTGTGCTGGGCATGATAGGTGCGAGCTTCTCTTCCTTAGATCGAGCAGTGAAGGGGAAAGAAATGTTCTGGCACCTGGGCTTGTCACTGTTTCTCTCTGGACTTACTTTTTGCACGTTGGTATCTATCTGGCCAGGTATTTATTGGATCGTGTGGCTTCTTCCTTCGTTCGTGATCGGCTTCTGTGTCTACGGCATTGCAGTTGCATTGAAAAAAAACAGCAAGTCTGCCGAAGACTTCGACGTTACTAAAGTCATCAAAAAGAAAACAGGCATAGAAGGAGATTAGGTCATGTTCGTGATTCTCTGGGTGCTTGACAACATTGGAACCGCGCTCACAGTTGCAGCGGCTTTAGTAATCTTTGCGGTCGTTTGCGTACCGATGAGTCACCGACCTATAATTGAAAGAGTGTTCGGATTGTTCATCGGAATTTCGACGATGGGATCAGCACTTGATCGTTTTGCGCAGGTCATGGCTCAATATGACGTAGATGGTAGCGTTCGTTGCGTGGCTATGCTCATCTTCGATATTTCAAAAATGGGCATCGTGATTACAGGCGGCATGTTGCTCTATCGGTATATCGTGATGAAGAGAATGAACTGCGCTAGTGCTGATCGTTATGTGAAAAAATTGTCTGATCAAAAGACTCCATTTTTTGCGGTGTCTCATTAAGCTACGAATCGTGCCAGTGGTAAAACGCTGGCACGAATTATGAAAGGTAGAAGTTGATGCGAACTATTACGCAGTCAATTGTGCGCAGGAGAGCGCAAAGTGCGATTCTAGGTCAACGTGGCTCCCTCACGCCGCCATTCTATGCCGGTGCTGTTTCAATCGCACCGCCACTGTCGTCAAGGTATCTTGCCTACCACGAAGGCTCCCTGGGCGTTCTCGATGGTAGCGGCAACCCGCAAACTACTGCGTTCGGCATCGTCGGCACATGGCAGGACCAGAGCGTCAACGGCAACCATCGCGTTCAGTCCAACAATGCTCTCCGCCCATTTGCCCGTACAGCCAGCACGCCTGGACTCAAAGTCGTACCAGCAGTCTACCCGTTCACAGATAACGCTAGAGCGCTTCCTTGTTCGACAATCATCATCGACAAACGAAACACGTCGTTCTATGCCATCGTCGACACCGATTATCAAGTTGCCTTCAATAATGCAGAATCAAGGGTACTTTGGTCAAGCAGTGCTGGCACGTTGCAATATGATTTAGCATCCTTGAGCTTTGGAAGGCTTCAATGGGTAGATGCCGGGGGAACGCACGATACTGGACTACGACTCTCGGCAGGATGGAATCTCGTTGGGGTGCAACTACTTGCAACAGCGGTCGTGGTCTGGGTCAACGATCAAAGCGTTTCTTATGCTGCTCTCAGTGCCGGCACGGTCACAGGCGACATACTGTTTAACAATGCTGGCGGGGTATCAAGTTGGAAGGGAAGTTGCCCGGTGGCTGTTCTGCACACTCCCGCCATTACTGCTGGCGAAAAGTCTTCCTTGATTGATCCGTGGGCCAGAAGCCGAAGAGTGAATTACACGACATCAACCACCCCGCTCTTGATCGGTTTCGGCAACTCGCTGGCTTCTGGATTATCCGCAAAAGATTGGCAGGGCTACCTCTGGCAGTGCGATTACGGCGACGCGCTTTACCACAATGTTGCATTTGCCGGCAAGCAGTGGACTGATGCGAACGATCCACTGAATCTAAATGGCGTCAATCTTAATGACATTAACAGGCTTGGCATCTGTCTCGGTGATCTTGGGACAAATGATATATATTTAGGAGTCCCGGCAGCCACAGCGTTCGCCAATCGTTCTACTGTGATTGCCAGATTGCGTGCTGCTGGTCTGTTTTTCATTGAGCTATTACTCACCCCTTCTTTGGGGATTGTGAATGCAGGGCATGAGGCAGAGAGACTTGCCTATAATGCGTTGGTGCTGGCGGAAACTGATAGGGTTCACAGTAACTATAAGATCGGCATTCCAGCTAATCTTGCTGACTATAGCAACCTTGATTATTACACTGTTGATGGTGTGCATTACACCAGGCTGGGGCATGCTCAGTATCCGCCTGAGTTCCAGTCTGCATTGAATTCAGTGCTTGCGTTGAGAAGCCAGGTCAGTACGCTGCAAGCTAAGTATTATTTCAATGGCGATTATTCTGACAGCACCATTTACACCAGAGACTTGACAGTCATCACAGGAAGTCCGTCTTTCAGTGCTGGGATTGGCGGACAACAGCGACTCACTCTCGTCAAGGCATCCAGTCAAAGCGTCTCCCACATTGTTGCCAGTAGTGGAAACAATCCGGGTGTCTTTGACTGGTATCCAATGACGATTGCGTTTTGGTTGACTACGACCAATTCAACAAGTGGTACGATCATAGCCAACAGTGACAATGCCGGCGTTGGCTTCAATTGCTATCTCGATACGCATGGCCAGATTCATTTCGACTTGGTTCGGCAAGCAGCGGCAGGCAGTGTCGCATCAGGGCCAACGTCATTTGCAGTTAATGACGGCGTGACACGGTTTGTTGCTATTGTCATTGATTCAGCCGGAGTGAGGATTTATGTCTCTCCTACCTCCAACCCTGCCCTTGCAGGACTGGAAACATCGACGGCATGGACTGGCACTCCTGGGAAGTTTGTGCCGTCCAGCCGGGCATTGCGTATAGGCGTGGATCAAGCCGGAACTACTTTCACCGACATGTCGATGCAGACGTGTTACTTCTTTGCGGAATCTAAGTCACTGGTAGACCTGCAAGCACTTCAGGCGATCCCCGGAACAGCAGCGCCAGAACCACCAGTTTTGACCACTGGTGTTTACACGACAGGAAGTATGCCGGTCACTGCACTCCCACCGCTGAACCACAACAGTACAATTACGCTCTACAAGTTCTACATAGCTTTGCACAGCGGGGGAGCGCATCCTGATGATTTCACCCTTGCTGGCACTTCTGTCACACCCAATTTCACATACACAGTTACTGACGGTCAGGACTACCACATCAGATGTACGGCAGTAAATGCAATTGGCGAAAGTGCCGATAGCAATGTTGTGACGTTTACCGCTACCGCTGTTTCGTCAGTGGCCGGAGCTACAGTGATATTCGATGCCTGGGTTGGCCCTTACACTGACGATGGAGTAACGCTCTGCACTGCCAGCGGCGACAGGATTAAGCAACTCACGAATCAAGCCGTGGCTAACTACGGATCGCAGCCGACCGCCAACCTCCGGGGCGTCTACAAGATGTACCGGCAGAACGGGCGGCCAGCGATTCAGTTCAGCGGTGGCCAGTTCCTGAAGTTCTTGAACGCGATCAACACCTGGCCTTGCACGGTTGCTATCGCCGGGTATTGGCGGGACTTTACCGGCGTCAATGGTCGCATCTTGGGACTAGGCGGCCCGCAGAGCTTGTTCAGTACCGGCACCAACTGGACAGCCTACGCCATACCAGGCGGGTTTACTCAAGACCTGGGGGCCAGCGCATCAGTTCCTAAAGTAGCTGTCATCCGCTTCGATCATTCAGCGGCCTGGAAAGTTTGTTTCAATGGTGTGCTTGGCGGCAACCTCCAATTTAACGCTGCGGCATCCGGCAATCTTGCTATCGGTGCTCACGGTGACGATGGCGGGGAATGGGCTGATGTTGAGTTTTATCGCTTCAAATTCTGGCCCAGCATTCTCAATGATGCCAATGTGCTGCTGGCCGCTGCCGAAATGAACAGCCTGCTGGCGATTTACTAAGGAACCGTCATGAAAACATTACTTTCCTTGCTGCTGATTCTTTTCAGTAGCACCGTTGCAGCCCAATCCCCCATCGCCTTATCGACGAGCGATCCCAAGTTTGCGCCACACTCAGAGATCATACCAAAACCGATAGCAGCGCTGGCGTTTGGCACTAGAGGCCCAGGCTATGCTAACGGTTCACGTCCTGCTGGCCGATTCGATGTTGCGTATGCTCTCGTCGATGAACAAAGCAAGCTGTCGCCACTGTCAAAGCCAGTAACAATTGCATCATCGTCATCCGACTGGGATATTGTGGTGTCGACGCCGGTGCTTGATCTGTGGACACGCGCGATCGGAACGATGTGGGTATACAGAGCAACAGGAACAGCCGAATGGAAGTCTCTCGGTTGCAATCGTAACTGTGTAGTGCCATGGGCAGCGACTCGACCATTTATGCCGCTTGTAGGTTGGGATCATTCGTTGGGTGGCTTTCAACTCTTCTCAACACAAAACTTCTGGCCGACATTCAGTGATGTTTACTGGAAACAAACATCGACGCTGGCACAACCACCACCGCCATCGGTTCGTTTGCTTTCATGCCCGAACATTGCTTTAGAAGCTGCCTATTCGTGGGCATGCAATGAAGGAGAGACGCCGTTATCAGACGTAACAAGTATCGCTGCTGTTCCTGGCAATCCTGCAACGATTCATGCACCATGTCAGTTGTACCGCAACATTATACCACCACAAGGCGCTCTCGGTTCTTACGTCTATTTGAGAGTGCCGGGTGGTCAGTGGCATCGTCAAAAATCCCATCAATCAGCAGACAGCTATCTATGGCCGATTGACTCAAATCAATTACCGATCAATGAATATGTTGAAACAGGCGTCAAGCCCAGCGGCATCGTCGGCAAGTCATGGCTTAGTTCAATCCATCTGGCGATGCGTGATTGGCGACGAGACGTGATCATTGACACCGATCAGACTATTTGCTGCCCGGTAATTTCAGCTTATGATGGGCCAAGTTGGGTATATGACCCACGCAATCAGCAGATCGCTTTTGGTGTGAATGCTTTTGCTTACCCCAACGAAGGATGGACTCTATCAATTGATGGTGTCACAAGCGGCTACCTTCGCCCTACGTCCGGCTGGCAAACTTGGCAGCAAGTCGCTGATACTGCATTTGGCCCCGGTAATGTTGAGCTTCGATATGGTAGCGGCTTTGGTGGCGTGGTGATCGTTTTCACTGGCAAGTATGCAGCGACAGACATGACGAATCGCATCAAGACTGATTTCACGAAACTTTATCAGATCAACAACAACGATGCTAGCAAGCCGCTAATGGATACATCAGTACCGCCAAAGCCGATTCCTTTTGCAGTTCCTATAGTCGATTCCTATACTCAGTCAGCGCGTAGTTGGTACATGTCAGCAGGTGGTCAGAAGTTCAATCGAACGATTGCAACAGGAAATGGCGGTGGGTGGGTTCTCAGTGACACAGCGACGACGCCAGAAGGCAAGTCGAGCTATCCTGGTGACTGGCCTTTGTGGGTAGAGAACAGCCAGCGAACTCGACTGATCGGTTGCAAGATGACACGGAACCAGTCCAATTGTGGAATAGCTTTTATAGATCATTCAGGCGGCGGTGCTTTTTCATTCACAGCGAAAGATTGTGCTTGCTCTGCTGGCGTAGGAAATAATGGCAACACTTATGGAGTTCGATGTACCTGGACAAGCAGAGGGCCAGCTTGGAACAACCATTCAGCGTCTGAGCCATATTTTGAAAACTGTTCTTTCCAAGCGAAACACTGCATAGTCTGTGAAGGTGGCCAGTCAGTCAACTGGTTATTCAACACTACCTACGGCGCTGGTGATGGCACCATTGAATCTTCAATCGTCACACAAGCCAACTCAGGGGCTATGTCTTTCAAAGGCAGAACAAACGTCGATAACTCACGCACCATCGGCGCTATGACATGGGCAGGAAAGGTTGACATTGAAGGCATTTGAAAGACATAGCCCCTGAGTTG